GTGATTGACCTTTTTTCCTACGCCAACACCCCGCAGGAGGTCATCCTGCCGACGTTCTACCAGTCGTCGGCCTTCCCGGTCGATGACCCGGACAAAACCATCATTCACGTCGTGACACGCCTTGAAGGGCAACTCTACGACAAGAGCAAGGAGGTCTTCTCATGGCAACAGTAACCTATGGCGGGACTGGTGCGGTCGTGACCACCGACTTTAAGGCGGTCAAGTGGGTCGGTAAGACCAAGAGCGGCAAGGCCGTGACCATTTCGCTTACCAACGCTATCAACATGGGCAACATTGACTGGACGTTCGCGGAAAAGGACGACGTGGTGCCGAGCGTGACGTTTGAGGCGGCGTACACCAACACGGACGCGCACATCAGCGACACGACCGAGCCGTGGACCATTGAGGTGGAGGACGGCGTCAGCGCGGGCGCAGGGGAAATCATCCTCGGCTCCGGGCTGTTCTACATCGACGACACCGTGGTCGCCCTGACGCGCGGCGGCGGTTCGTTCAATGTGGCTCGGACATTCCGCGAGATCGCCGCTGACGACGACATGGGTGCCGTCAAGGACCGCGTGGTCATCACCGAGTCCAGGGCGTCCATCACCATCAACATGCTGACCATGCTGACCCGCGTTGCGGACATGTACGCGGGCATCAGCCAGAGCTGAGCAACTACGGGGGAGGGGTAACACCCTCCCCTCTTTTTGGAGGAAACCATGCGGAGACTGAAAACGAGCGACGTGTTTGCGTTCTGCCGCATCTGCTCCGAGGCCCACGTGCGTGACGAGGTCAAGGCCATCGCCGCAGTGGTGCAGAAAGAAGGAGCGGAGGCTGACGCAACAGCGGTCGGGTACGATCTGATTCTATCCGTGGTCGAGCACCTGGGTGCAAAAGGTGCCGAGCACATGATTTACGAGTTCTTTGCGGGCGTATGGGAAATGGACCCGGACGACATCGCAAACATGGAATTGAACGAACTCTCCGACACCATCAAGCGGTGGGGGTCTGAGTATGTGGACAAGGAGACACTAAAGGCTTTTTTCGGCTCGTTGTCGCGTTTGATGCGGTAACGCTCTACGACCTGGTCCTCACGCGCTACGGAGACATCAGAGCGCTCTACGACCTCCCGGTGTGGCTTGGTGTAGGCCTTGTCTTTAAAGCGCATGACGAGGTCGTTCGCGAGCGCGTGCGCGACGAATGGGTGGCGTTGTTGCCGTGGATGAAGATGGAGCGGCTGACGCTGACACAGTTTGACGATTATTTAGACCAGAGGACCGGGCGCAACATCGACAGACGGCCCGCTGATCAGATCATCGCCGAACTGGAAAAACTGCACGGACGGAGGCTTGTCTGATGGATATATTCAAGTTGGTGGGCAGTGTCTTCGTGGACACTGACGAGGCAAACAAAAGCCTCGCCAAAACGGACGAAAAGGCGCAGGGGCTCGGCACCACGCTCCAGAACGCGGGCAAAACTGTCGGGAAGGCCGCGCTTGCCATAGGCGCGGCGGCTGTCGGCGCAGGCACGGCTATGGTCGGCATGGCGAACAATGCGGCGCAGGCGGCGGACGAGGTCGACAAGGGGTCGTTGCGCATGGGGGTCAGCACGGACTACTTCCAACAGCTCCGCTATGCGGCAGAACAGAGCGGCGTGGAGATGTCCACCATGGAGGCGGCGGCAAAGAAGCTCGAAGGCACCGACCTCAACATGGAGACAGCCATGCAACAAATCATGGCGCTCGGGTCTGAGACGGAACGCTCGCAGGCGGCGGCGGAGTTGTTCGGCGACTCCCTCGCCTACAAGCTGTCGCCTATTCTCAGCCAGTCTGGGGACGAGTTCGGCGGGTTGATGGATCGCGCAAACGAGCTCGGCATCGTCATGTCGGAGGACTCCGTGGCGGCAGGCGTCACCCTGGGCGATACCATGAGCGACGTGCAACAGTCGTTCCAGGCTGTCGTGGCTGAGGTCGGCGTGCAGGTCATGCCCATCATTCAGCAGTTGCTTGACTGGGTGATTGAGCACATGCCAGAAATCAAGGAGTTTATCAGCAACGCGATGACGGTTGCGCAGGAGGTCTTTCAAAAGGTCGGTGAAATCATCGCATGGCTTGCCGAGAAGTTTGACCAGTATTGGCCCCAGATAAAGGAGACCGTCAAGACCGTCGTTGACTCCATCAAAAACATCTGGGAGACGACGTTAAAGCCTATCGTCACGCAGGTGTGGGAGTTCGTCAAACGGATGTGGGAAAGCTCCTTAAAGCCCATATTCACGGGCATCGTGCAATTTTTCAAGGGCATTTTCAGCGGCGACATCAAGGGCGCGTTCCAGGGCATCATCAAGGTCATCGAGGGCATCTGGAACGGCCTCGTCGAGATCATCAAAAAGCCCGTAAACGTGGTCATCGGCGTGATAAACGGGTTTATCAGAGGCATCGCAAGCGGAATCAACACCGTCATCCGGGCGCTTAACTCGCTCCAAATCAGTGTGCCGAAGTGGGTGACAGACCTGACTGGCGTGTCTTCTTTCGGGTTCCATATCCCGGAGGTGAACGCGCCGCAGATTCCTCTGCTTGCCAAAGGCGGCGACGTGACCAACGAGGGCGCCGCGATCGTCGGTGAAGAAGGCGCGGAGCTGTTGCAACTGCCGCGCGGGGCGCGTGTGACTCCGCTTGACAAGGCGGGCGACACCAACGTGTCCATAAACATCACCGTCAACCCTGCGCCAGGAATGGACGAGCGGGCGCTCGCTGATCTGGTGGCGGAGCGCATCAACGAGGACGTGAACAGGAGGGCATACGCATGGGCGTGATAAAGCATGACTTTACTTTCGACGGCGTAAGCGCCTCCGCCTACGGCCTCGTGGTGTATGGCGGAGCCGTGGACGAGGTGGCGGCAAAGGACGTGCAGGCTGTCGAGATTCCAGGCCGCAATGGCGTCTTGCATATCTCAAACGGCAGATGGGCGGAGCGCACCCAGACGTACAAGGTGTTCCTGCCGACGTTTGACAACATCGGGTACGAGTCGCGCCTGGCATGGGTGCGTACCACCTACGGGCAGACGAGCGGGTACAAGCGGCTGTCCGACACGTTCAACCGGGACACGTTTTCCTTGGCTACGTTCGGCGATGCCGTCGCACCTGAGTCTCTGGCCTTCCGCACCAAGGGCGTTTGCGAGCTGACGTTCAACTGCCGCCCGGAGCGGTTCCTCAAGACTGGTGACGTGCCGCATACGGTAACAGGTGAGGCGGTGTTCGGAAACCCGACAGGGATGCCTGCCGCTCCTCTCCTGCGCGTGTACGGCACGGGGGCGGGCGTCCTGTACGTCGGCGATCAGATCCTCTACGTTGATGCCATCGACGGCTATGTAGACATCGACTGCGACCTCTGCGACTGCTACAAGGGGCCGGTCAACTGTAACGGCGACGTGAGGCTTGGGGAGTTCCCCAAGTTTAACGCAGGCAACACTGGCGTCAGGTTCACGGGCGGCATCACGTCCGTGGTGGTGACGCCGAGGTGGTGGAGCTTATGAAACCGATTCTTTACGCGGCAAACGCAACGACGTTTACGTCAAACGGTCTCGGAGCACTGGCGGATGCGATCAGTTGCTCCGTTACCGAGGAGCGGAACGGCGAGTACACCATGCAGATGGTATACCCGGTGGATGGCCTGCACTACTCTGACATCACCCTCTCCTCTCTGATCAAGTGCGAGCTCGATGCAGGGCGCGGTGGTCAGATGTTCCGCGTGTACAAGATAACCCGCCCGCTCAACGGGCAAGTGACGATTGAAGCAAATCACCTGTCCTATCAGCTGTCGCACATCCCCTGCGCACCGTTTACGGCAGGCTCGGCAAATGCGGCGCTTGCGGGACTGGCGAGCAATGCGGCGGAGTCCTGCCCGTTTTCCTTCGTGACGGACAAGGCCACCGTGGCGACGTACACGCAGACGGCGCCCGCGTCGATCAGATCGCGCCTGGGCGGTGTGCAGGGCTCCATCCTGGACTGCTACGGCGGCGAGTACGAGTTCGACAACTACGTCGTCCACCTCTGGGACTCCAGAGGCCAGGACAGGGGCGTGACGCTCCGCTATGGCAAGAACCTGACCGACCTGACGCAGGAGGCCAACATCGCCGACACTATCACGGGCGTGTATCCATTCTACCAGGACGACAACAACTACGTCCAACTGCCCGAAAAGACCATCAGCGCCGAGAGTGCGGCAAACTTCCCTTTTCCGCGCACGATTGCGCTTGACTGTACTGACCAGTTTGACGACGCGCCAACGGTGGCTCAGTTGCGGGCGTACGCGCAGTCGTACATCAGCAAGGCGGGCATCGGTGTGCCAAAGGTCAACGTCAAGGTGGCGTTCGTAAACCTCCGCGACACAGAGGAGTACAAGGACGTCGCCGCACTGGAGACTGTCGAGCTTTGCGACACTGTAACGGTGATCTACGAGAAGCTCGGCGTAAACGCCACCGCAAAGGTCATCAAAACGACGTGGGACGTGCTCGCTGAGCGGTATGAGTCCGTCGAGATCGGCGAGGCCAAGAGCTCACTGGCGGAGACCATCGCCACCGCCCAGGAGGAGGCCAGAGAGGCCGTGACGGGCTCGGCACTCACTCAGGCCATCGCCCGCGCCACCGACCTGATCACAGGCGTGACTGGCGGCTACATTCGGTTCAACCGCAACGCTGACGGACAGCCCTACGAAATGCTCATCATGGATCACGAGACCATCGAAACGTCCACGAACATCTGGCGCTACAACTCCGCCGGGTGGGGGTTCTCGCACGACGGCGGGGCAAACTACACCACCGCCGCGACCATCGACGGCGGGATAATCGCCGACTCCATCGTGGCGGGGACGCTGACAGGTCTTGCCATCAACAACGGCAACGGCACGTTTGCGGTGGACAGCGGCGGAAACGTTACGGCAAACAGCCTCAACTCTAGCAACGCCACCATCACGGGCGGGAAAATCAACATCCAGACGTCGAGCGATACGGCAGACTATATCACGTTAAACAGTTCCAAGGCAAGCGCGTCAATGCAGACGTCTGGTCTGTACGTGACCAATAAGAGCACAGCCGCAAACCCGAACAGAAGGTCGGTTGTTAATGGCGCGGCTATCGTCATCAAAAACACATCGACGGACACGCCGATGATTACTCTAAATGCAACAGGCAGTACCGGGAATATATATGCAACAGGGAACATCAGCGCGGACAAAGTCACTGCATCTACCCAAGTAAGTTCGATTGCTTTTAGAGCGGAGAGCGCTTTGACAACTGGATATTCGGCGCTAAGCACTGGCGGGTTGTATCTTTTTAACTCTAGCGGCTCCATCACAGCGATGATAAACCAATCAGATGGTGCCATCACGGGGTCGTCATACAAGACGCTATCATCTGGAAATTCCTACACCGGGCGAACTGCAACTATCACCATAAGCGGTACGACGCTCAGGTTTGTCAACGGCCTACTGGTCAGTTAAGGAGGGCACATGTTTAACATCACACAGCGGGGAATGGACACTGACATCTATCTGACGCGGGGCGATACATTTGATTGCGTGGTGACAATCTACGACGCCGACGGCGAGGAGTACACGCCCGCCACGGGTGACGAGGTGACGTTCGGGATGAAACTGAACTACACCGACCAGACGGCGGTGCTGACCAAAGCGGTGGACACGTCCACGATGCTCTTGACCATCGAGGCCGACGAGACGGAGGCGCTGACGATGGGGCTTTCGTATGTGTATGACATCCAACTGCGGACGGCGGGCAACAGCGTGTACACG